CCGTAAGGTCACTCTGCGGCTGTATTGATTTTATTAAAAGTTCCACACTTTCATTTCCAGCTTCGCCAAACATGACGAGATCCCCCACGGCTGGGGCACTGGACAGGGCAACGGGTGTGGTGAAGGTAAGAGTATGTGTCTCACCTGGAACCGTGTTGATATTGGCAAGAAGGCTTGAATTGTTTGCCAATCTAAACCGTGCTGCGTAAGCCTTGCCCGACTCCATGGTTAGAGATTCATCAATTATGACACTAGTTATAGTTGAGCCATTAGAATTTCTTGTCTTAATTCTGCCGGTGCCCACGCCCCATAAAGGAACGTCATGCGTTACCCTAATAAGATCCCCACGGGTGCATACAAGGTTTTCAATATCAGCATTAAAACTGAATGTTTCAGGCCTTAATATTAACTGTGCAAGATGATAGCGCCCGTGAACCCAGGCTAAATCAGCATCAGTGATGCCCACAAGCTGCAACTCTTCAAATAATGAGGCCGTGGTAGCATCGTAGTAAGTGCCTGTAGTCGGATTGTCAGCATACACCATCTTTTCTGTGGCATTCCAATTGTTTGTTTCATCGGCATATTTAACTCTGAAGCCGTGGGGTAAGTTAAGTAAATTCTTACTTGACCGGAAGCCCCAAGAATTATCAGGCGTGAAGTGCTGAGCAATGGCCAATCTTGGCTTGTCTTCGATGATGCTGTATTTGCCGTCCTTATAGGTTGGTGCCGCCCTGCCCGCTGCCGCTATATTCCCGGCTATTTCCTGAACGCTGCTTTTGTAGTCTACAGGCTGGTTAAAGGTGAAACCCTTGGTAATGCATTGAGCATGCCATGCCTGAAGCTCGGTAAGATTAAGTTTGGCATCCGGCAACGGTCTTTTATTGGCAGGCCCCTGATATATCGCCCGGTACAGTGAAGCCGGATTATTGGTAATCCGTGTTTCCCATACTCCTGCCGCCGCATTCCAATCAGGAAGCATAGAATGAGCCACACAGTTGAAATTGCTTATCATTCCATTAAGTTGGTCGCTTGCCTTAACCCTCATTTCTATTAGGCAAAGGCCGCCCTGCAATGAGTTCTTCAAGTATGCTTCTTGGTTCCAGAATACTATGGGATCTGTGGTCTTAATTGATCTTAAGCATGTCCAGAATATTTCATCATAAATTTTGTCATTTATCTTTTCTTCAACGCCGTTTATATCAAGTTGGCTGTTGTCGGCAGTTACTCTTAAAACCCTTATATCATAGGTTCCCGGTGCAGGCGGTACAAAGCGGTATGTTCTCCGAATTGCCGTTGTGTCTTTTCCATGGATTACCGGCCTGTAGTAAAGTGTTCCCGATGATATAGCCACACTGGTTGTGCCATTTGGTATGGCTGCAAAGTCGCCGGTGTTGTTTCTATCAAGTTCTGAAGTTCTAAGGTCGGTAATATCCCCGGCGTCAATTGTGGTCTTGCCGCTGTTTCTCAGCACTCCACATATAGGTGCCACCCAACTTGGTGTTTTGGGGCAATTTTTTATGGCTGCCGCTGAGCTAGACAATGATGTTCCTAAAAAGGTAAGATTGCTATGAGTATAATAAACTGACAAGGCCCCGCTGGTTTTATCAATTCCAATAATGGTATAGGTATATCCCGTTACAGATTGCTCAGTAAATCCATCATTTCTATTTCCAGCCTTTACTATTACTGCTGTGGGCCGATTGATATTGCCAACCACTCTTTGAGCTATGGCCCCGCCGCTACGTCCAACACTCCAATTAGTCGGAAGATCAGCCGCACTATGGAGCTTGTATTGAATGGAAAATTCAACAGCCCGGTCAATTTTACTGCCCTTACTGTCAAATTGAACCATGCCGTAAGGTGCAGATATGTCAACGCTTATCTCTTCTGTTAAAAGCTCGGTTGTGTGTAGAATTGGGGTAACAGACTGTTTAATTTGCTGGGTCAGCACCATTTCAGTGCAATTATCTCTGAAATACTGCAAAATATCTGTTCCTGGCTTGAAATTTGGCCATATCTTGTAGGCAAGCCGGTCATCTGGTGAATCCCCAGCCCTATAATCATCAATGTTGGTGTCGCCAATCTTCAAGTCGGTGATCTGAAGTGGAGCATAGCCAGCAACAAATACACAGTGTAGATACTTGTCATCTCCGGCTATCTCGGTATAAGGCTTGGTCGCATATGGCGGGGTGAATCTATGCCTACCCAGGATAACGGGTATAGGGTTCCACAAGTTTATTTGATTTTGCGCCCCCTCAATGCCGTAAGACTGAGAGGCCGAATCTTTTGTTACTTTGGGGGCCTTGGGTGGCGGGCACATCGCATTGATAAGCATGGTGCCACCAACCAGGAAGGCTGCTGAGAATACCCCAGCAAAAGAAGCTTCGCCAGAAATCATGGCCGCATCCATCGCTATTCCCGCTGGCCCCATTGCCGCAATCATGGCAATGGTCATTACTACCCTTAAGACATTCTTGCTGCCGCTCCCACCCCCATGCGGAAGGGCTCTGAGAGTAATTATATCTTTGGGCTGTGGCATGAAGGTTTCCCACTGATCTTTGGGAATAACTAAGTTATTGACACATATTCTGGCATCAATGGCTGCCGGGAACTTGAGCCCCGATTTATCAAGGACATCTGCAAGGCAACCCCCGGCCTCAGCTATTATGTCAATGCGGTCAGTGAGAAGCGGGTGTGGAGTAGCTATAATTCTAATGTCTTTGTTGTCTATCATTTCAACCCCTCATGCCTAAAGATGCCTACAACTCTATTGCGCCATAAAATGCCCGTATAATGCTCAAGGACGGTATTAACGCCTTTCAACGTATGCAGCATGTACCCAGGCCATGCAATCACGCCCACGTGAGTTGGGTGACCAGACAGGCGCATTATAATAATATCCCCAGCCTTCTCTTTCCCTGCTGGGATCTCATACCATTTGCCCTTCTCACAGTTTATAAGTTTTCCTATTTCCTCTGCCTCTGTGGATGAAGGATAATCTTCATTGTAAGAGGGCAGATCAATTCCATATTCAATGGCATACACAATGCGTACAAGCCCCCAGCAATCTGCTCCCTTACGGGTGCGCCCCTTATCCTTAAAGGGCATGCCAATGTATTGGTTGACATCCATTAGAACAGCCCAGGACAAGTTGAAGGTATGAAACTGTCGCCGGGGAATGGCTCTGAGGCGTAGTCTTCAATAGAAATGTTGCCTTCAATGGTAAGCGCATCATAGGTGATATTTGTTAATTTGAAGTCCGTATATTGGGCTTCAATCACTGTGGGAGTGCTGGCCAGGACCACCATGATCTTAATCAGGGGCGGGGTGGTGAGGTTGCGTATTCCCTCTGTCAATTCACGGGCAATATTGTCAATGACAATTTTACAGGTAGGAGCACTATCATCTGTATCATCAGGGAGCTTTACGTCAAAGTTATATGATAGGTAAGTATATCCACCGGGGCCGGACGTATCTACCGAATCATTGCAAACTCTTATGGCCGGTGCAGGGTTCACAAGCGCTGTGTCGGCAATTTCCAACATGGTAACAAATACTTGATCTGTCTCAACGGCATTAATGGCCTGCCGGAAGATTAAAGATGTATCCCTGCTCATGGCATCTGCTCCAATTTAAATTCAATTGAGAAGTCATCGCCGCCCACCGATGAATATTGCGGCATGGCATTAGGATCAAACCTGAAGTCATACGTTATCCCCGTCCTTGGATGTTCCCAGCTAAAGCGTAATGTCCCGCTGGCACACTCGGTAATGTAAAAATAATCAAAGACATTGACCAGATACCTTGAAACAACAATGCGGCACGTAATGGGTCTAGTGTTGGTTGAAGTGCGCTTGCGAAGTTTGGCGGGGCCTTTGTCTACACTCGTCTTAATAATATTGTTTGGCGGTGATTCGGTATAGCCATCCTGAAGCGGCTTATCGGGCAGGCTTGTCGGCCATGTATTGGCAACATTGATTGCCCAGGCTATATCAAAATTTAATAAGGCCATTACTTATCTCCCTACGGTTGGTACTCTGAGGCCAAAGGTATTTTTTATAGCTGTGTGTGTTTTGCTGCCGCCCGTGATCTTCCCGGCTATGATCTCGTCAATGATAACGTCAATCTGCTTCCCACCATTGGCCGTTTTAGTCTCCGTATAAGTGGCTTCTGTACCCTTGGCATTATTTATGACATTAACTGTCACATCATTGCCCCCGCCCGTGCTGCCATCGGTTGCAACGCCCAGGTTGCCATTAGATAGCCTCTTAAGGGGCATGATTGCTTCGGGGCCAGCCTCACCGGCAAGGCCAATGCCGCCTGCTGCAAACTTCTTGACTCTCATGTGTTCAAAGACTTTTGTGGCTGAGCCGGTTGCATCCATTACGTGATCAAAGATCCCGCCTGCCGCAAACCTTCTGACTCTCATTTCATCCAGGGCTTCACCTGTGGCCAGGGCCTTTGACATGATACGGTCAAATACGCCGCCCGTTGCAAACTTCATGGAGCCTTCAACTCCCAGGCGTCCCGTGCTTGTCCGTTTAAGGGGCATGATTGCTTCAGGGCCAGCCTCACCGGCCAAACCCATACCCTTTGAAAGGGGAAAGTAAACAGGGCTATTAATGACGCCCCCACGGGCAAAGGGGACTATGTTTCCTTGATTAATAATGCTGCCCCGTGCAAACGGGATAATATTGCCATTCTGAATAGCGCTGCCACGTGAAAAAGGTATAATGGTATTGTTGTCAAATATGCCGCCCCTGGAATATGGGATAATATCGCCGCCACTAAATACATTGCCCTTGGCGCTGCCGGTAGTACCCCCACCGCTTAATATGCCGGTAAGGCCGGTAGTGGTGACACCAGATAGCATGCCCTTGAACATGTCAACCATGGGCTTGGCCAATTCTTCCTGAATCAGCAATTGTGTTATCATCTTGCCGAAAGAGGTAGTTATTTCAGAAAATGAAGATCCGGCATTCCAAACCATATCGTTCAGGGTGCCTGCGAAGTTTGCACCGAACTGGTCTAAGGCCTGCCCCATTATGGTTGCGCCCTGCAACTGTTTCTTTTCTGCTTCGCTTACGGCTGCTAGCTTTGAAACATATTCAGCGCTGCCCTCTTTGCCTTCATACTGTACGGCTAGGGCTGCTTTGACCTTACTGGAGGCAAGGGTGATATTATCCATGCTGATCTGTGTTGCCGTCATGCCCTTTTGATTCTTAGCCAGGACAGCCGCATCCACTTCTGGAATGATGCTTGAGATAGTTCTGTTGGTATCCCACTTGGCAGTATTCACATCCTGGTCAAGCTGTTTATTATTGGCTTTAAACGCTGCACTCTGCTCGTAAGTGATGCCGGGTGCGCTTGCCGCAACTGCGTTCTCAGCTCTGTCCACGGCTATTGTCGCCAGCCTATCTATTTCAACCTGTTTGGCTTCTTTGATTTTAGCAATAAGACCGTTATATGCTTGGGCATCAAATTCAATGCCCTTTGAAATCTGACTTTTATAGTCGATCTCAATTAACTTGAGGCCAATGGAATCTTCCATCTTCTTAAGTGCGCCCAGGTCAACCATTGCCCTGTTTACAGCAGAGTTCATTCCAGGGTCGCCACTCTTTTTCATGTCTTCTTTTTGCTTGTTCGTGGCCAGGGTGACGGAGTTCATTCTTTCAATATATGGGTTGTCACTTAATCCGGCCTTGGCGTTATCCCAAAGAAGCTGATATTCTTTTAAGCCCTCCTTGGCTGAATCAAGAGCAGATTGTCTAGCTGCAATCTCATTCATCTTAGCAGCTTTCCAATTATCTAAAATCGTAAGGCTTGCTTCATCGCCCACAAACATTTTCTTCTTGGCGGCATACTCTTTTTCAATGGCTGCCTTTTCTGCCGCAGAGCGCTTGCTCATTCCAGCACTTTCAATGGCAAGGGTTTCGTCCTGAAGTTTTTGTGCCATAGCTGTAAGTTTGGCATCCCCCGCCTCTTGAGCGGCTATGGTTCCGGCCTTTAATCTCTCTGCGTTTGCAGCACTAGCTCTTGCTGTTGCCTGATTTGCCAGGGCCGTGGCCTCTGCCGTATCGGCCTTTGGATCAACGAGTATAGAACGATGTTCACGGGTGTTATTTGGAAAGCCCTTGTCACTGGCCCTTACGGTTTTTGATGCAATGGCAGATTCAACACTGTCAAGATAGCTTTGCCATGCTGCTATATCTGCCCTTTTCTTGGCATTAATGCTGGCCGCCATCTTGGTCTGCCTTGCTTGACTTGCAGTAAGGTCAATGCCTGGAACTTCATCTATAAAGGGTACTGCCGCTGGAGTTGCCTTAAGTTCGGCCAACTTATTCTTGGCAAAAGTTCGGGAAGCCTGTAACTGCTCAACATTTTCAGTATGTGTGCTAGTTGACTTCATATTTTTGACGTTGCTGACTATGCCTTGAACGGCTCCGCTTGCCTCTACGAGCAATAGCAGTGCAGCCTTTCCGTAGCCCCCGCCTGCAATTGCTCCAATAAGGCCAATGTCTTTTATTATGTTTGGCAGACCATCCCATCCTGTTTTAAGATCCGAAAGCATGCCGCTGGTACTGCCGCCCACCTCATTAAGAAGGTTTCTTGCATCCCCAGCACCCCTTATGATGTCACTAAAGAACTTGGCTATATCTCCGGCAAACTGAACAATGGCACTACGATTTTCCTTAACCCAGCCGGTAAGCTCGGCAATACTGGTTCGCACCTGGTTCTTATTGTCGCCAAAGATGTCAATTTCAATGCCCTTGGCCATGGATTTTAAAACTTCCATGCCTTCTTTCGTGGTATCTTCAATGGCTTCAAAATAGGCTTCGGCTGCGCCCTTGCCGCCCTTCTCTGCTTCTTGGATCTGCTTAATAAGGGTTTGCTGGTCGAACAGCCTGAAGATTGAAGTTGCACCCCTGCCAGGGAATTTCTTTTCAATGTCTTCTGCTGATTTGCCAGCCTGTTTAAGCATATCCATAATCTCAAGTAGACTTTTGCCCTTGCCGCTCATGCCCATATCATCAAGCATTTTGGGTAAATTCTGGAGGGCTGTAACTAATTCCATTGCTGCCCTACCGCCCTCTTTGCCCTGCTTGGCCATGACGCCTATATAAGAGGTCATTTCATCAAGGGATATGCCGAAGTTAGCTGCGTATGGTGCAGCTAGGGCAAGGGCTTGAGATATAGCGCCAATACCAGTGCCGGTCTTATGTGATGTTATTGTAAGGCTATCTAAGACCTTATCTTGATCTGTTACTTGAAGTCCAAATGCGGTAAGGACTTTCTTTGTGGATTCAACCGCTTCGCCAAGTTCAAGGTTGCCGATCTTGGCCATCTTGAGAACGCCAGGAAGCATGCCTATTGATTCACTGACACTATAGCCAGAATTAATTAAATCTTTGAAGGCCTCTGCTGCCCCGGTTGCTCCATAGTCAGAGTTGTCACCTATATCACGAATAACCTTATTGATCTTGCCCATTTCGGCTGTGGTTGCGCCCGTGGTGCCCCTGATCTTGGCCATCGACACTTCATAGGTTGTGCCTACATCATAGATGCCCTTAATCAATGCGGCAAAACTGAGCCCGCCAACCAAAGTTGACATGCTCATAAGGTGAGACTTCATAGTGCTGAAACTCTTGCCGAGAATGACCGTTGCCTTCTCTGCTCCGACTGCCGACCTTGCAAGTTTATCAAGACGCTCTGCGGCTACAGGAACGTCACTGGACGTTACCTTTATTCCTAACCCTGCAAGGTCTTCAGCCATTTTACTTATTCACCTCTCTGCAATACGCTCGATCCATCATGCGTAATGCCTCAAGTTCCCATGGGAACAATTTGACTTCGTTTAACTTTTGCCAGAAATATGTTTCTTCGTATGTCAAAGGAGCGCATGTCATTGACCGATCCCTTGAATGGTCAAGCTCCCAAAACCAATCCCATAGGTAAACGAAGGCTGCCGGGGGATTGACTTCTTCAAGATCCTTGGGCTTTTTGCCCGTATTCTTGAACGCCTGTATTAAGTGAGATTTGAGGGTAGTCCCGTCTTTATTAGGCTTATTGAGTTTGGTAAAAACACTCATAGCCTCAGCCAGCTTAAGGCCTACCCCCTTATAAAATTTGCCCGTGTACCAATGAAGTTATCGACCTGTTCTTTAAGCCAGGGGAAACGCTTGTAAACCTTCTTGGCATTGTCAATTGTGAAGGGAAGGTCAACTCCATCAACTGGCATGGTATCCCAGCCAATAGTACAGGTTGCCAAAAGGGTAAGGTTCTGGTCTTCAAGCTCGTCCAGATTAAGCGCCATAGCCGAAGTTTCCTGAAGACGCTTATTTTGTATATCTCGCCTGTAGTTTTTGAAGCGGTCAGAGTCGGCACCCACAAGGGTAATTTTAATCCCCAGCTTAGTGTAAAGGGTTGGGTGTAGCACTTCAAGAACGGCACCCTTGCTGGCCGATGCCACTACATCAAGATTGCTAAGGTCTAGTATTTTTGCTTCAATAATTGCTTCCATAAGTTTTCCCTCCAAGGAAAATAAAAAGTATTTCCCGCCACATAGCCCGCTGTTGAGTCGGCTATGTGGCGGGTGAACCTAAACGCCACTATTAGGCTGTGGTCGTGGTCGTGGTTGTCGGTGCTGCCGTTGTGGTCGTGGTGGTGGTTGTC